GTGGCGGTGGTAACACTACTTGGGCGAGTAAGACTACCGTTGAAATTATCAACGATTTGGCGACTGCTTTACGTGCGTTAGAGGTTCAAGCTGGTGGCCACATTGACCCAACTATGAATCGTGTGGATCTTGAAATCCCACTAGCGTTTAACTCATTCCTAACTCAAACTGACGGCTCTATTGCCAACGGTAAGACGGCTATGGAATGGTTAAAAGAAAACTATCCAATGGTTCAGGTTGTTACTGTTCCTCAGTTTACTGGCGCTAACGCTGGTGAAAACGTTTTCTACTTGAAAGCGGTATCTGTTGATAACTCTGGCACTGATGGCGGTGAATCAATGATTCAAGTTGTACCTGCTAAGATGCGCGCAATGGGTTCAGTTCAGAATGAAAAAGGCGGCACGACTGAGGGTTATACCTCTAGTTATGCGGGTGTGTACTAAGCGAGCTTATGCGGTTATCCGTTACACTGATATCTAAATCAGTATAGTGATATAACACTATAGAAAAAGGCACTTTATTAGTGCCTTTTTTATTGGGATGATATTTACATATGCAAACGTGTGCGCTATATTGTATTTGTGATAATCTGCGAAAGCACAGAGCCCTGATTACGGGCGTCAGCGATTAACTGGCCTAGACGATGGCGGTTATTACATTGGTAACAAATTACCGCCCCCGCGGTTAAATAACCGATCTGTTGATTGGTGTTTTAAAATCTTGACTGGCAAAGTGCCGAATGATGACCAAAAGTGACCGCATACGCGGCGACCAATATGCCCAGTAATGCAAGTGGTATTGCAGATCAAAAATAGCTTAACTTCTAGGATTAAGCAGACGTTTGATGGTAGGAGGTTCGAATCCTCCACTGGGCCGCAAATTCGAAGGACTTTTGTCACAAATAAAACGAGGCGTCGGTACACGCCTATTGAATGAACGCGACGTCACGCGGACGGTAATCAGTCATTCGAGAGCGAATTTGGTACACTGAATTAAGGAAGTATCGCATAATGGTATTGCAACGGGTTGCTAACTCGTCGTCGAGAAATCGGCTTATAGGTTCGAGTCCTATTATTTCCGCCAAATACTAACCCGCCCACCAGCGGGTTTTTTATTGCCTTTTATTCGATAACGATACGGTGTAAACTGTCCATGTAGGGAATCGCCCTATATATCATAATTAAGAAAGGTGCATGATAATGTCAAATAAACAAGAATCTGCCACAAAGCCAGAATCAAAATCTAAAATCTATTCTCAAGCCTCTAACGACTTCGTGGTGCCTACTTACGAAAAACGTGAGAATGCCAAAACCCAAGCGCCGCATACTATCGAAAGTGCAATCATCGTTAAAGGTGGTGCCAACGTTGCTTACAGCGCGTCGAATAAAACTCAGCGTAACACTGATTGGGCTATCACCGAAGTAACTGCCAAAGAGCTTGAAACACTTAAAGCTCATCAAGGTTTTATGCGACGTGTTAAGCGTGGATTTATTACGTTTGAAGAGCCAACGGAATTAAAGGCAGATTCTTCTGCTCAGATGACCGAAAAGCAAATGAAAGCCAAGGCGCCTGCTGCCACGGCTAAAACTGGCCCTGCTGACGAGTAATTTACACAGGCAACCGCTAAAGAGTAACCAACATGACTATTGATCTTGATATTGCCGCGTTCCGTGTTAACTTTCCGCTTTATGCAGATGAAGTTAAGTACACTGATGCGCTGTTAAATGCTCAGTACGCGATAGGTAAGTGCTACATTGAAGATAGTGATTGCACCATGGCAGAAGCTTGCCGTGAGTACGCGCTACAATCGATGTTAGCTCACTTGCTTTATATTCGAGATCAAGTAAATGCTGGCAACAATATTGGCGTCATCACATCAGCTAGCGAGGGGGATGTTAGCGTTTCCCTTGCTACGCCAGTTGTTGAAGATGAGTGGCATTACTGGTTTAACTCATCACCATTTGGTCGTGAGTTGGTCGCAATGTTATCGGGCAATGCTGTTGGCGGTTTTTACGTTGGCGGAACTCCGGAACGTAAAGCGTTTAGAAAAGCGGGCGGGGTATTTTAATGAAAAACATAACTGTAACATTTAACATCAGTTTTAAATGGTTTGCAAAGCCAGTAATTATATTTTGCTACTTTACCAAGCTAAATATACCATCTTGGTGTTTTAAGATGGAGCTTATTTAATTGAGCCGAGTCAGTGTCGACCTATCAGCCATTAAGCAGCTAAAAGAAGCCTTAGCGCAAGCTAACGGTGAAAAGCTGCAAGTAGGCTGGTTGTCGTCTGCAAACTACACTGATGACTTGCCAGTTGCACAGGTTGCATTCTGGCAAGAGTTCGGCACAAAGTCAGCAAAGCCTAGGCCGTTTTTTCGTCCTGCTATTGCTGATAATGAAGCGAAGTGGGCGACACTGGTTGAAAGTGGTGCTAATGCCGTGATTGAAGGTCGTGCGTCCATGGTAGATGTATTTAATGGCCTTGGACTAATGGCGCAAGCTGATGTGATGAATGCTATCACGGGGCCGCATGAAGCGCTATCACCTGTCACATTGGCGTTGCGTCGACTTAGAAATGAAGGCGTTGAAATTAACGGGACATTAGTTGGCGCTGTCGCTGCTGCTATCGCTAATGGTGAAACTGGCACGGGACAACTCGGGGCGCCATACGGCAATACAACACCGCTCAAAGATAGCGGGATGATGATAGCCACTTTAACTTACAATGTGGGCGAGCCAGAAGAATGAAGAATTTCCCAATAAACCTGCTAGCCACCGCACAAACAGTTATCGGTAAGCAGGATTACCAGCTTCGTAAATATCTAAGCCGTGCGCGTAATGCTGCGGGTTATTGGGTAAGCACGTTCAGTGAGCCCATTGATATGCTTGGCAGTGTTCAGCCAATCCGCGCTACGCAGTATCAAGCTATGGGGCTAGACTTCAAAAAAGCCTATATCAAGATTTACGATATTAATCTAATTGAAGCCATGACGCGCAATACCAATCCTGACCAAGTTATTTATGACGGTTACTTGTGGAGCGTTGCAGAAGATACACCGTGGTTTTTATCTGGTGGCTGGAATTATGTAATGTGCGTTAGACTGGAGAAGTACGTACCATGACCGACAATGAAATGATGATCGCCATTATCGAAGAAATAGAAAACCAGCTTGAACTGGTTAGCTTTGGCATTTCTGGCACTGACTTTGAAGTCGGACGTAATCAACAGCCTACTAATCAATACACTGGTGGTGATAGTGACGATTCAGTAAAAACGCGCATCTTTCTTTATTCGGTTACCAAATCCAATGATGGCCACGGGAGATCGTACACGCCAGGCGAAAACTTTACCCGCACCGACTTTCAGCAGCGTAGCAAATCAATTCAAGTAAGTGTTATACACTCATTTGATGAAGCCAATATTAATGCTAGAACGCCAGAAGATGTTGCGGACCTTGTACACGACTTATTAGACAGTCCCGACGCCATCAAGAATTTACGCGATAAAGATATTTTTGTGCAGAATGTCGGTGATGTTCGCCCTATCTTTTTTATTAACGATAAAGACAGAAACGAACAAACACCGAATTTTGATTTGCTGGTTAACTATTCAAGCTCAATAACCAAGACTACAGGTTATGTTGATGTGGTTGATAGTGTGGTTGTGGGGGTTTAGTCAAAGTGAACTTGTTCATAAAATTCAGGCTTACCCATGACCGAAGTCATAGCGCCATAATTTCTTGTTAGCAAATCTTTGTGTGTCATAGCTTGCTTTAGGGCGAGTTCTGACGTCTGCATTGCAACCTTAGCGTGCCAAGCCTGTTTGGCTTTTCTTTGCATATAAGAGTTAAAAGCTTGCTCTTTATTGTCATATGCAAAGCTTCTTGCTGCGCCTTTTCTGCATTGCCTTGTCACTCTTGAAAATTCAAACATCTTGATGAAATATGTTTTATCCGTCTGTTTAGCTACCTCGAATGACCGAAGCCTTAGCGTTAAACCTTCTTCTGCCACAAAGTCATCATATCTATAAAGTACCATGATTATTATTCCTGTTATTAATCCCTCACAAACCTTAACACACTTTCGCTATAACGCAAGCTATTTCTATAAAACCAATTCAGGTGATATACTCATCACTGGTTAATCAAACCTTTGCAAAGGACTTTAAACAATGCCTATTTCTAGCAATCGCTATGTAGACATAACAAGCGCGGTTGGTGGCGGTGACGCCTTTCCTACCCGTGAGTTACTACTGCGACTATTTACAACTAACGAGCGTGTGCCAACTGGCTCAGTGCTTAACTTTTCCGCAAGCTCGCTTGATTCGCTCCGTGATTATTTTGGATCGACCAGCGAAGAATATAAGCGTGCAGCTTATTACTTTGGTTTTATCTCCAAGGTGGCTACTTCACCGAAGAACATCCAATTTGCACGATGGGCTGATGCAGCCACAAGCGCTCAAGTATTTGGCTCTAAGTTGCCGTCACTTGACACGCTAAAATCGTATACCGCCGCAGCATTTGATATTGTGCTTACTGGTGTAACCTTTAACGTTACAGCACTGGATTTTTCAGCCGCTACCACTTACGCCGACGTTGCTACTGAGTTGCAAACTCAAATCCAACTAGAAGCAGGTGCTTTAGCCGCTGCGACTGTTGTTTATGATGCCTCGCGCACTTCATTTGTATTTGATACCAATGGCAGTGCTGACGGTGATATCTCATTCACGACTGTTACCGCTGGTTTAATTGACGATCTTGGCTTTGGTGAAAGTGCGGTATTCAGCAATGGTATTGCAGTGCAAACTGTTACCGATACGCTGTCAGTATCAACCACGTTAAATAATAACTTTGGTTCATATAATTTTATCGATGAATTAACTAATGACCAAATACTTGAATCAGCTATTTTTGCTGATGGTCGTAATGTTGAGTTCATGAACCTAGTAAAAGTGACTACCACAAATCGCGCCGCCATTTCAGCGTTGATCAGTGGTTATGCATCAACTGGTATGGTGTTATCACCATTAGCTAGTCAATACCCTGAGTTGTTACCAGCCGCTATTTTGGCATCACTGGATTACGACAAGCCAGCAGCAAGCGCTAACTTCATGTATTACACTGATAGCCGATTAACGCCATCAGTGACGGATAGCACACAAGCAGACGTTAACGATCCGCTTACAGTGAACTATTATGGCCAAACTCAAGAGTCTGGTGTTAATGTTTCATTCTTGCAGCGTGGACGCTTAACAGGTGGCGAAACCGCACCCAAAGCGATGGGCGTTCATGCTAACGAGCAATGGCTTAAGGCCTACTTAAAAAGCCAGTTCTTAAACATGTTCATTGCACTGCAGCAAGTGCCTGCAGATTTAGCGGGTGAAGCTATCGGCTTGTCATATATTGATGCTGGTGTTGCCAAGGCGCTTGAAAACGGTTCAATCTCTGTCGGCAAGACATTGACGACCACACAAATTAATTACATCACGCAGCTAACCGGTAACGGCAAAGCTTACCTTGATGTGCAATCGCGCGGTTACTGGTACAAAGTGACAGTTAACGCCACAACCAACTTGATGGAATATCTATTAATCTATGCTAAGCGTGATAGCGTGGATAAAGTAGAAGGCCGTCACAGCTTAATC